CGCTGCGCGCGTGACTCCTCGACCAAACGCCGCACGCGCTTAGGTTGCGACGCAAGCCAGGCGCCCAAGCTTGTAAGAGTAGCGGGCAGCGCGCCCGGAAGCAGAAACACACGAATAGAACGGCACCACCAGTGGAGCGGTGGCGTTGGACCTTCGCCGACACGAAATACGCGTCGGTTGAGACTGCGACAAATAGCCGTCGTACGGTCGTCTAGGATAGCGAGGTAGATTTCACGCGGGAAAATTCCTTCGTTGACGAGCACAAATTCACGCTTCGACTCATTGGCTGTGAACAGCCCGCCCAAAATTACTATCTCGTACAAACGTCGGCGCGCTTCTTCGGTCGCGCCGTTGGCACCCAAAACGCGTGCTTCACCAAAGACTCGCCGTGTGATCTTGTCTGGCGGCTCATTACTGATAAGCCCAAAACGCACTTGGTTGCTTATGCGTGCGTCGTCATCCTCACGCTGTTTGGACAGCCACTCACGAATTGTTCGCCCCTCTAACTTGCGGTCCTCTGTGATACTCGCGAGCAACGCAGCTAGGGGCAGCTCTATGCCTGCCTCCTCGCCTTCAACTTCCTCCACGATCTCTTTCATGCGCCGGGGTTGCTCACGCGCGAGCTTCTTCAGCCCAAACATGACTTCGCGCTCAATCGCGCGCCAAACCTTCCCGCGCTCTTTGCGAATCGCCGACAACAACTTGTTCATGCGCCGAAAATCGGCTGCGCTAGCAAGGCCAGTGCGTGTGTTGCGAATCAACGCCGCAATGCGCGGCTCGCTGTCGTTGAGGAACCCAATCACGCCGCGCCCTAGCCGCTCTGCAAAGGCAAGCACAAGGATGGCTTGCAAAAGTTGAGCATCAGTAAGGCGATCGTTTTTGTTTTGGCTAGCCACTGCGCGCTGCTCTCTTTTTGGCCTCTCTTTCGAGAGACCATTGGCTGCATCTTTCACGCTCATCGGGCCGTTGCCAGCGGGCGGCTGCCCACTGCCGTGCTTTGCCTCGCTCACCTGGCCTCTGCCAGCGCAGTTTTGCTGCCGCCGACTTTTTGGCGCGGTCGCTTTCCGTTTGTCTTCGGCCTTTGCGCGCCAAAGACATTTTAACGCGCGCTTCTTCGCTGTGCCTCTTGCCGCGCTGCCGGTCGGCCGCCGCTTCCCGTGCCGACAAAGAAGCAAACTGTCTTCGAGCAGCCACGCTGAGCTTGGCCTTCGTAGCTTCGTTCATTTTTGGCTGCGCCCCACCGCCGCGTACGTTGTAGCCGCAGGGTGCCATAGCGCCGAATCGCTCTATTGCGGGCTGCTCGACAGCTTCTACGTACTCCCATTCCGCGCGGAGCAACGTCTGCACAGTGAAGCTGGCACGGCCATACTTTTGTATGGCGCGAGCCAACGCGGTGTCTAGCCGGCGCGCCTTTTTCGTGTGTTCGCGCCAGCGCTCTTGCGCCGTTTTTGACGTAATCCCAACGTAGCGCTTACCGCTTGTTGCGCAAGTTATGAGATACAGCTCGGCCACAGCCGTTACCTTCCGGTTACGTCGTTACCGCTTTCGCCCGTGCTAGTGTTGTCGTCGGAGCTATCGTCATCATCCCCGCCCGTGTCGGTGCCGGTTCCCGCCGGGAACATGTCCTTCCCCATCTCAGTCAGCTCCTCCTCGTACTCCATGATCGTCATGCCGCGCTCTTTCATGAACGTGTGCACACTGCGCAACGAAAGCGGAGCGCCCATCGTGCGCGCGGTCATCAGCTCGACCAGTTCTTGCGAGAGCATGCCCGCGAGCGAGAAGTCTTTGTTCGGGGTGATCTTGACCTCATCCGGGTTCGCGCCGACCCAGCGCGCCTGCGTCTTGAGAATTTGTTCGAGGCCGAACGCGCCGGAAATTACGATCTCGGTCAGGCTCGCGCTGTTCCCGGCCTGCCGTGTCTTGAGCGCTTCTCCACTCTCGAACGGTCGCGCGCGGTTGTCTATGAGTTGTCCGGCGCGATGCGCTGCCTCAGCCTTGTCCCCCGCCAGTGCCTGTCGCATTTCGCCAAGCCCGTCGCCCGAGATACCGATGAAGTACGCTTCGCCCCCGTGCTTTAGGTTGATGCTCGCACCGGCCCCGAGTCGATGGTCGTCTTGCCCTGAACCCACAGTGACCAGCGTGTCTTGCGCTTGCTGAAACAGGCACTGCCTGTAGTCCGCTTCCCCGCGATACGCCGCGAGGGCAAGATCGGCAAGACCGAGCAGAGGCGGGTGATGCGGGTCAGCAACCACATCGCGTGCGTTGATGATGACGAACGGAATCTCATCGAGCGGCCGTCCTAAATACGTGGGCGTGCGATACTGGAAGTCCGACTCACTCGTTGACATTTTCTCGTCGATACGCACGATTGCTACCTTCGCGACTGCCGCCTGCCCAGGCGCCTCGTTCATTTCAGGGTCCCCGAGCACTAGCACACGATACTTCTCTATCTCTTCCCATTCGAAGTCTGGGTCGCGCTCAAACTCGGTTTCCGACAACACGACCAGATTTAGCCGTGGCTTGTTCGACTGATCGCGATTACCGTCGTCCCAGTTCCTGATCGACTCAGCGATGTACAACGACAAGTACGGCTGCGGCGCCGTGGATGGCGTCGTCGGTAGATCGAGCAGAAGGCCGCAACGGCCTACGACGAGTTGTTGCTCGTTGATGCGTCGCAAAAGCAGATCGAGGCTTTCACCGCTACCCGTTGCGTTTTCTCGCATCGGTTCGAGTTGTGCGGGCAACTCTATCTTCGACGGCTTACAATGCATCGCGCCGATGGCGATGCGAACTGCTTCAGAGTAGAAGTCGTGGAACACTGCGCGAGTGATGTATGCTTGATATGCGAGCCAACCGCGCTGCTGCGGGAGCGTTCCATCTTGCTGCATGCCGCTAGTAGCCGGCAAATAGCTTGTTCCTTTTGACTTGACTTGGTCCGAGCCCGCGTACACGTCTCTACATTTTTCCCATTGCGGGAAAAAGTGATCGTATAGGGGGTGCGAATTATCGACAGACATTTGTGTTCTCCCAGCCTACCACAGGTCTTGCCTAGTTACCAGGAACCGACCACCTGCCCGTTCTTGGTCGCAAACCCCATCTGGCGTACCCTGTACCTTGTAGCATCTCCGTCGTGGTCCTCAGCGTCCGTGTCTACGTCGTCGGGGTCTTTCTTGTCGCGCGGAAGGTTCGGGACATGGTCGATCCAATACGGGCAGTGCTCGCCCACGATGAACAACCCCGGAAACTCCCGCTGACGGATGACCCTAACCATTCTACCTTCGTGCTCAACTTCGGCGTAGGGCAGCGCATTCTTCAACGCTTGCCGAATCGCTTCCCAGCCAAGCGGCCGCGACCCAGGCCGCTTGTCGGCCGGGTCCCAATCAACGCCGCGATACACGCTTCCGTCTCGCAACGTGAACCCGCTGTTAGGGGCCATGTCGTCGGCGATGCAGTTACCGTTTTCGACGTTGAAGATCGACGTATCAGCCGGCCCATCTTTCACGTCGCAATCAGCGCGCATCAAGCCCGGCCGCCGCCAGCCCCATTTGATCTCTCGCTCGATGATGCCTTCCGCAATTTGTTTCGCCGTCCACCGCAGCCCTTGGTTCGGCTCGCCGTTGGTTCCATACCACTCGCGCACAAGAAACAAGTCGCCGCGAAGCGTGCGAAAGACGCGTCCGTCACGCAACCGCACGGCTGACCCGTCGCTTTCGGCCCACCACAAAACGCTGAACGGCTTGCTCGATCCCCAGTCGAATGCCCGGTCGAGGCGCCAGCTCGACGGTATCGCAAACGGCCCCACGTTGTGGTGCTCTGGGTCCCAGCAGTCATCGATCATCCCACCAGCAACAACGGTCCAGTCGCCGTGCACCCACGCTCTGAGCTGCGCAGAGTTTCGTGCGCTAGACGCCAGGGTTTGCATGTAGTCCGGTTTGGCGTGGAGCAGTACCTTGTTCTCCATGAGGTTGCTATGAATCGCGACGCGGGGTCTTTCGACCTGCCCATCGAGGTTAACGCTGTCGTCAATGATAGGCCCAACTGTCTGACCGTTGCGCAGCGGCAAGCGGAAACGTTTCTTCACCCAAGAGTGACCAGGCCCATACGGGTTCGTCGTTGATACCGAAAAGCACGGCACCCCCGCTCGCGGCGGCCGGTTGATAGACTGCAACAGCAGATATATCGACGGGTCTGCCCAGGTAGTCAGCTCCTCGAAGGCGAGGAACGGCACGTTACTTCCATGGTAATGCTTGTAGTCGTCTTCCGTTTTTGCGTGGCGGAATAGTAGCTGCTCGCCTGATTGCCACGTCCACGAATGGTCCTGCTTGTTTTCTTTGGTGCGGTCGCCGTATATCGACGGCAGTATCATGCGGCATTTACGTTTGATGTCGTCCAGCTCTGGGTAAGTCTGACGAAAGATGATGCCAACCCACGCTGCGCCAAACCCGCACCCCACGTTCTTGCAAAACTTCGCAATGATACCGTCCGTTTTTCCGCCGCCGCGATTTCCTTCGACGCAGATTTCCTCAATCGGGCAGGCCAGAAACGCGACCTGGCTACCGGGCTGTGGACCCCACGCGAGCTTCTCTTTGTTGCCGTGTGGGTCTACCTTGAATGGACAAAGCACGCCCTCGAAGACTTCCCACACGATGCCCGCCGTAGCGAGCGGTGCGTACGACGCGGGGCCTGTGGGCCTGCACGTCCTGTTCAGAGGGAGCGGGCCATGTACGTCTTCAGGTGCAATCGGTTCTTTCGTCATTTGCGCAAGCGTTGCCGTAGCACATGTGCTGCCTCGATCGCCGCGCACACTGCAAGAAACAAGATGCCACCAAAAAACAAAACGTGCCCGAGCGGGAACATTACCGCCCCCAGTATGGTGTTCGTCGCCTGAATGATACCGACCGGGAACATTATTTCTTCGGCTCTGGTAGCTTCGGTACCAGCTCTCTACTTTCTTCAGTCACGTCGATTGCAGTCTGTTGAGAGTATTGCTTGTGCCAATCGGCCGCAGAAAGTGGGTCCATCGGTACAGCGAGTATCCCTCCGGTAACGTTGACGGTTGTTTCTTGCCGTTCTCGGAATCGGTGGTCGTAGCCCTTCATGAGCATGCTCATGAGTTGGCTGTCATAGCGCCGTACGACCGCCGGCTCTCCCTTCCCGGTTCCTTTACACCCTTCACATATCGGGCCGGTAGAACGCAGGCTTTTCTCCCCCGACACATCAGTGTAGACCTCCATCGCGCGACCCGCGCCATGACACGCCCCGCAGTCTTCGTGCACGCGATACCCTTTTTGGTATACTGCCTCGTCCCAGCCTTCGCGTGAGCGCCGCGTTGCTTCCGCAATGAGACTGTCAGCAAAGATGCCTTCGGCTTCCTCGCAAAGCTTCGCGAACTCTTGGTCTACTTTGCGTCGTTCATAGACTTGCTGGTAGCTCACACCTGACATGATCGCGGACTTCGTCTTGAGCCCCGTGGTCGCGAGATGATGGAGGAAAACTGCTTTGCGCTTGTCGTCTAGGTGAACACACGGCGTGCGCTTGCCACCGTTAAAATCTTTCTTCTGGAGAGGCTTCGACATGGGCTGTCTTCCTTCCGGCCCATGGCCGGGTTGGGCATGGATCGGCACCAGGCCGTCCATTGCCAGCTCGTCGGGAGCATAACACATATTTTGCTGCAGTGCCAAGTCCTCCGCATACGAAACAGACGGCCAGCGCCGCGAGCGCCGTGCTGACACTGACGAAGGTCGCGCCTACGCGCGCGAAGTTGTACTGCCAGAGAACCGGAATGCCCACAACAGACAGCATAGCGCTGTCCGCTCTCAAGGGCACGTTGGGTGGGTTAGTCTGCTCTTGGAGGCAGTGCAGGCAGGCGCTCGACCAAAGGCTCCTCGCCGAATCGTCGCCGGACCCAGTCGCCGAGTGCCTTGGGGCTCTGCCCAACGAAACGCAGCACGATCGGCGCCGTGCCGTTGCGAAGAATGCGCCCGCTATTCACCGCAACTCTTGCGGTGAATGCGCGGCACGAGAACCAGTAGGCGCCGTCCGTGCGGTCGTAACCGTTGGCGAGGCGCAGCAAGGTCTGCGCGTGGCACTGACGCTTAGGCCCATTCGGGCTGCGGCAATGGCACACGAGGTCTTTGCCCACGAGTGGCGCGAGCCACTGCGGCTCGCGTGCGTGGCGCTCCGTCGCGTACGTCTCGAACTGTGCGCAGATGCTGGCGCGCGTCGATTCGCCGAGCTGCACGATGTACGGATTGCCCCACGGTGTAGAGCGATCCACGACCACTGCGCCCTTCGGTATCTCGCCGGGGCGTTTGGCGTTGTAGATGTCTGGTATCACTTAAAGCCGTAGAGACCAGCCGCCGCCTAGCCCACTTCGGTACGCTCTCACTGTCCTTCCTCCTTCACCATACAGGCGTCGCAATCACACCAGCCGGGGTGTGTCTTCATCAGACGCACCAACCCTTCGCTCGGCTCGGGCGGATTCTCCACGAGCCCCGCAACCCTGTCGTACTCTTCCTTCGTCACCGTAATGGTCGGCCGTTCTTCGTCACCGATGCTTGCGTGCAACGGCAACCGGACGCGGTTGGGGTCCGGTAACGCCGAGTTGCACAAGCCCGAGGCTATCGCTGCATCCACAAAGTCTTTTTCACTGTTTTGGCCTTCTTCACAGGTGTTGTGAATATCGCGTGCAGCGATCAGTCTCTCACTGGCTTCGATGATGTCTCGCGACTGCGCAGCCGCTATCAGCTCGGTCATTTTTGCTGGCAATTCCTCCGCTTCGCGCCGCTTCATCGCGCGCCACAACGTATGGTAGCCGATGCTCAGGCGTTTGGAGATCTTCTTGACCGGCACGTCTTTCGCGAACCAGGCTTGGGCCTTCATCACCTGCTCCACCGTCAGCCCGAGCTTGGCAGCGACTTCGATAGGCTCGTGGTTCGGCGCCCAATAGAAAATCGCGCTCACCGTCGTCTCGTCCACGCTCATGCTTTGGACAACGTCCTTGATCGACACGCCTTGGTCGATCAGCGCGATTGCGCGGTCCAGCCGTTCGTCCGGCATCTTGCGCGCCGGCCCGAGCTTCTGCCCACGATCGCGCACAGCTTGCAGCCCGGCCTTGGTGCGCTCGGCGATCAGATTGCGCTCGAACTCGGCGAACGCGCCCATGATCTGAAACACCATCTTGCCGACCGCCGTGGTCGTGTCGATGCTCTCGGTCACGCTCTTGAAGCCGACGCCGCGATCCTTCAACGCCGTGATCGTCTGTTCGAGGTCGATCATGCTGCGCCCAAGGCGATCGAGCCGCCATACCACGAGCGTGTCGCCCGGCTGAAGCGCGCTCAACAGCTTGCCCAGCACCGGGCGGTTCGCCGCCGCGACGGTGCCAGAGACGCCCTGCTCGCGGTGTATCTCGCCACAGCCGGCGCGGGTCAGCGCATCGAATTGGAGCTTCGTGTCCTGCTCAGAAGTGCTCACGCGAGCGTAGCCGATGAGGCGCCCAAGCGCCTGCCCGGATTCGGTGTTTTCAGCATTCATCGACAGGCGCTCTCGCAAAGGGCTCGGGGAAGCTCGGCCGCGTAGTGCACGGTGCACATGACGCGGCAGTTCCCCGCACGTACGTGCCTGAGGTTTTCGTAGTGGTCGAAAACGTAAACACCTGCCGGGGCCAGCAGAAGAAGGAGCAAAAACAAGCGGATGAGAGTTTTAGTTGTCATGGTTTCGGTTCTCCGCGCGCAAAGGCGCATGATTCGGTGCTTTGGTTACGGATCCATGGTAGCGGGGCGTGGGGGCTCTTGCAACCACCTTTATGCACTCACGAGCTACTTTGTGATTTCCTTTTTATTTTCATAGAGTTACGTCGAAATTCAGTAAGAAAAAGTGGTATGTTTTTCTTACAGAATACCTGACACCTACCGATCACGGTTGCCGATGCTGCAATGCGTCACTCACAAGCACTTCTGCTGTGTTTTACTGCGGCCGTAGGGGGGTGCCCTCATAGCGTACAGATTGAGCTATGCGGGGTGCCATGCGGTTCGCTGTGTTTTGCATGGTTTGCTATGCGTTTACGTATGCGTAAGCGCATGTATTCGTACAACAATGTGCATCAATAAGCGTGCCACCGTACACTAGTGTACTCCATGTTCATCGTTGTGCATCAAGAAGCGTGCCACCATACGCTATCCTGTGCTCTATCCTACGCATTCGTACCTTCCTGTGCATCAAGTAGCGTGCCAGCGTACACTAGTGGACAGCGGCAAGCCCCATGCCAGGGACCAAGGGCCTAGGTCCTTTGGTCCTTAGCAATGGGCATGCCAGCGTACCCCCTACCATAGCCACCCACCCCTCATGCTAGATGCGAGGCGAAAGTGCTTAGACGTTCCTCCGTGCACTAGGCATGCACCGTAGCCCCTACCTACCCACCATGACACAAGGCATCATAGCATGGCACAAAGGCATCATCGCATGGCGTTCCTCATGCGCGTACGCAAGGCACACCGGACATATCAGCGAGTATGTTTTCCCACATATGGAGTGATATGTGCCATCAGACGAGGTTCCGTCCCCACATGTGGGGTGATATGCGCCCTCAGACGAGGTTCCGTTCCCACATGTAGGGTGATGTGTTCCCTCGAACGAGGTTCCGTCCCCACTAGCCGGGCAGCAAGAAGCTCAAACATACCAACGAGTATGTTTTACCACATACCACATGATGTGGTGGTCAAGGACAGGGCACAGCACACTATATGGTGGTAGAAGGCTCGGCTCGGCTCGGCTCGGCTCGGCTCGGCTCGGCTCGGCTCGGCTCGGCTCGGCTCGGCTCGGCTCGGCTCGGCTCGGCTCGGCTCGGCTCGGTT